TTGGGTACACTGCTGTGGTAATAGCTTTCATCTGGTAATCATAAAAGTTAATCATAGTGTCTATCTTTCTGATGCTACTTCATTGCCATCATCTTTGATAGCTACTACTTGTTCAACATAGGTAAATGTCATGGCTACAAGGAAGTCCTTGAAGTTGTCTACCATGTCTTGAAGACAACCCTCTGTCTGGAATACGTGTTCTGTGTATCCATCAATCTCCCCATCCATGTTGTATCTATCTACTCTAAATGTTATTTCATTTGCTTTCATTACCAGTTCTTCCCTTTAGTCTTTTCCATTAACTCAATCATCTTGTTAAGATACCATACAGCTTTCTTGGCATCCTCAATAGGCTTGTCTTTATTCCATAGACGTGAGCCTGTATACTTAATCACGTTGCCATGACAGTAGTGGATAGCATCGTACTCACCCAACACATCTACAATATAGTCAATGGTCTCAATGTTACCATCAGCATAGTGAGGTGGACTATTAACCATGTCATAGTTAGGTGCAGTTGGTCTATCTAAATCAATCATGCTGGTGTCCATAGCTTTACCTCTCCTGTATCTGTATCGTATTCACCATTGCGTAGGATACGTGCTAGTCGTGCGTTCTCTAAGGCTACTTCTTCTGAGAGACCTTTACTAATAAACGCTCTAACCACTGCTCCCCATCCATCACCAAACTCAAGAATTTTCTCAGCAGTTTTGTGACCAACGCTAGGGCAACCTTTGTAATTGTCAGTAGCATCACCAACAAGTGTCTGAGTAAGGAAGTTATAGTCAGCTTCTTCCTCACTGATTTCCACCACTTCCCCATCAATCCAATGCTTCGCTGGTATAGTATGTAAGTCCTTATCTTCAGACCATATAATAGTATCTGTGTTCGCAGTACCCAATATCCCCAAGACATCATCAGCCTCTAATCCTTTATATATAACTGTGTTATATTGTTGGTGCATATATTCTTTTGCATAGTTTAGTAGCATAGGCTTACGCACGTTAGAACGATTAGCTTTGTAGTACGAGGCTACCCTCTTACGATAGTTATCTTTATCAGATAAAGCAATAACACAATCGCTTACTGGTGCTTCTGCTAGAAGCTTCTCTATCTGTTCCTCTACACGTAACGCTACGTCCTGTTCAAAGCAGTGCAGTGTCCATAAACCATCGCCCCAATTAATAGGGGTCTCTGCTGATGCTGCTGCCTTGTATGCAATGATGTCACCATCAATGAGCAAAAGGGTCATCGTCAAACTCCTGTTCTGATTGTTGCTGTATATCTTTTAGTTGCTGTAGTGTAACTACTTTGATGCCTGTCATTACTTGTACGTAATCAAGGTAAGCTTCTACTATCCACTTGATACAGAGGCAGATGGTAACACCCATGAAGCAACAGGTTAGTATCATCTTCCATAAGAAATCAAAGTCCATGTTTTCTCCTATGCTCCATAAGATAGTGATAAGCTTTTAGTAACCTATCAGGGTCATCCTTGTACCTACCCTGTGCTGAGTTACAACTATTACACAACCATCCTCTGAATGTATTTGTTTCGTGGCAATGGTCTAACACCCACTTGTTTAGCATGGGCTGACCTCTCTTCTGTAACTCTTCCATAGTTCTATCACAAGTAGGGCAAGCGTAGTTTTCATCAGGGTACTTGTTTTCTTTTCTTAACCTTGATGTTACTTTTGCTTGTCCACTTCTACATGAGTTACAAGTTCTACGTATAGAACCTGTTGCAGATATCTCAAAGTTACTCACAGGTTGGGTAGTCTCACAAACTTCACAGGTAACTGCATCAATGCGTGTCTGCCCATGTTCGTCCATACTTGTAATCACTGTCGAGTTCGCATCTGAACTCAAAGTGTTGTTGGACATCTCGCATACATCGTTGAATAAGTCTCCCTGTTTCATCTTCCTGACCTTTCTTTACTACTAGTTGTACCTCATCATGGATGAACGCTACAATCTGTGCGTCCAAGTTTGCTTCCTTGATAGCACGTGCTATGTACACGTACCATGTCTTACAGATTATAGCACCAGCACTCTGCAGTAAAGTGTTTAGTGCAGCATGGCTGTGTCGGATAGGAATGATACGTCCATCCAATCCTTTAATCCAACCACGCTCATCGGCTGCTAAAGATACAGCATCCTTAAGATACTTCAGGGCAGGTAGTTGTTTAAGAAACTTATTCTTAATACGCTTACCTTCCTTCGCCCCCTTGCCAATAATCTTACCAATCTTCTCATCACCTGCGCCATACAGAAATCCATATATAAATGTCTTCGCGTTGGAACGTGTGGGTAGACCAGCAGCTTCTTGGTTTGTGGTATGCACATCACCACTAACTACCTCGTGTGAGTAAGACCCATCATCGTAAGCAGCCATGTAATGAGCAAGGCAGCGCAACTCCAACCCACTAGCATCAGCACCCAAGAGGGAATAACCTGAGGGTGCATGAAACAGAGACCTACACTCCTCACCAAATGGCGCACCCACGCTAGGAACTTGAGCCATGTTTGGATTGCTGTGCGTACAGCGTGACGTGACAGCACCCATGTGATTAACTCTTCCATGAAGTCTTCCTTCCTTCTCCATCTTGAGCCAAGCCTGTTTGCCTGTAGCTATCTGACCAATACGCTTATTGAGTAAGAGGTACTCATTGAGTAGCTTTGCCTCAGGCATATCTATGTTAGCTAGTATATTCTCGTCTACCTTAGGCTCTCCTGTATTTGTAAAAGCCTCAGGCTTCCACCCTCTCTTCATCAGTCTGTCTGCTATCTGCTGACGTGATGCTGGATTGAATGGAATAGTCTTAGTCTTAGTCTTGAGTTCTACAATCGTAGGCTCAAAGGTATCCTGTAATTCCTGTTCAATGTCCTGTCTTCGCTGCGCCAGTTCTGCGTACAGTTTCTGTGCAGTAGCTGCATCAAATGGGAAACCATATTCCTGTTGCTCCAACAACAGAGTATGTAATTCTGTCTCTAAGTCAAGGGCATCTTTGCTAAAATTTTTTGCCAGAATTTTTTGATATAACTCAGAGGTAACCTTCGTGTCTTGGACACAGTAGTGTAACATCTCTGTGGTGTAAGTTCCAAAGTCCTGACTATCACTACCGAAATCACCTTTTAATTCTCCTAATCTGTATCCCCAAGCCTTCAGGCTATGACTGCCTACCAGCTTCTGAGGGAAGTTAATCTTACTGACCAGCTTAAAGTCTAGTTCCTTTATGTCAGGCCAGATTGTCCTAGAGTATACCAGTGTGTCAAGAGTTTGCTGTCCCTCTAATAGCTTAAAGCCATGCAGCTTTCTCAGTACTCGCAAATCATAATCAATAATGTTATGACCTATCAGTAACTCAGCACTATTAAGTAGGTTCAACCCTTCCTCAATACAAATGGGGTCAAAGGTGTACACTTCGTCAGTGTCCACATCTCTTGCTACAATGCACCACACCTGTGCCACATCGTCCAAAAGATTATCTGCTTCAATATCAAATATAAGTTTCATGCTCTGTCTCCGCAGTAGCTAGTTAAAATTCTATGTCATCCTCATCTTCTTCAAAGATTGTCTCAGTCATACGACCTGTATCAGTGTTGTATAACAGTGAACAACATAGCCCTGTCTCACCAGACCACCTGTTCTTCAGAACTCTAACGTGGCTGATGTGAGGATTGTCCTTGTCCTGTTGGTCACGCTCTAATCCAATCACCATATCTGATAACTGTCCTATTGCTGCTGACCCACGCAGTTGTGACAAGCTAGTTTGTGCGCCATCCTCATGTCCTCTGTCACCAGAGGGACGCTTCAAGTGTGACACAAGTATCATACCACAGTTAAGTTCCTCAACTAGGGCACGTAGTCGTGTCATTGTATTGTCAATAAGTCTCCTCTCATCTCCACCCTCAAGACCACTGACTACGATACTAATGTGGTCAAGGATAATGTACTCACATCCACAACCATGCACTAAGTATCTTATCTTGTCAAGTAGATTATCGCTATCAGTAGAACCCCAATGGTCATAAAGGTATACTCTACCAGTTCCCAATGTAGCATCGAAAGCACTTCTCATCTCCTCTTCAGGTACATCCTTTGACTGTAGATGTAGAGGCTTGTTCATCTCAATGGACATCAAGCCTAAGGCAGTACGCTTCACGCTCTCCTCAAGAGCGATGTAACCCAGTGTCTTACCATGCCTGATAAGGTTATGTGCAAACTCACGTGCGAGTTGTGACTTACCAATACCAGAGCCAGCAGTTACTGTGGTTATCTCACCCATGCGACAGCCACCAGTCTTCTCTTGCATACCTATGTATGGGTATGGAACAGAGTCTCTGCTGTCATCTTCAGTAATGATATCCCACGTATCAGTACCAGCTACGATACCATCGGGACGATAAGTTCTAGCTTCCCATACAGCATCAATGAGTTCCTTAACTCTACCAGCCTGTAACATTTCATTAGCATCTTTAAGTGGGAGAGATGCTATCTTACATTTGTTAGGTGGTAGTACAGAAGCACATTCTTTAGCTGCCTTCTGCCCTGCCTCATCCATATCAAACATGAGTATAACATACTCGTATTTGGATAGCCATTCAATAGCTTTACCTACTGCTTTCTTGGCAGAGGTACTGCCAGAAGGTAGTGAAACGACAGGCCACTTGTGGTCTTGTACTTGCGATAGAGATAGTGCATCTAGTTCACCCTCAACTATAGTAATGAACCTACCACCATGACCATCACGCCATAGATGCTCACCAAACAGTGAGACATCCTTAAGATTTCCTACAACAGAGAAGTCTTTATTAACAAAGCGTATCTTCTGTGCCTTGAGTTCTCTTCCTCTGTTCCTATAATTAGCAACCTGAACCTTCTGTCCTCTATAGTCAGCAACACCATATCCCCAGAACTCACAAGTCTTCTGCGTGATACCACGCTTGGGTAAATCCCTGTACTCTACGTCTAGGAATATAGTATCATGTGTCTCTAACTTTGCCATCACTTCCTCAGTTGTATCTGGTGGTGTTAGTGTCTGACAAGAGAAGCAGTAGCGTTTACCAGTGCTATACAAAGCGTTGGCATCGCTACTGCCACAGTGAGGACAGGCTTCATGCCTGATAAACTCACCATCCTCAATCATCTACTTGATTATCCTCTGCCTCTTCTAGTATGTCTAACATACAAGCTAGACCTTTACGTATCCACCTCATTACTTCAGGTGGGTACTTGTCCTCATCCTGTACCATCATGTATGCCATGTCATCATAGTCTACGTGTTCAACTACCTCTGCCTCATCTACATAGACAGAGATACGCAGACCATCCTTATTGAACTCAGCTTGGACATCAATCTCAGATACAATCTCTTCTGTAATATCTACGATACTCATAACCATTCCTCAGGTATAGTTCCTTCACTATAGACAAAGCCATTACGCTCTGCCCACTCAGCGCAGGTCATCTTTGACCCATCCTTTCTTTTCTTAGCACCCTGTATAGTAGCGTCTGCTTTCTGAAATACAAACCTGATGTCCAACTCTGGATGCTGTGCCTTGACAGCCTTCATCTTTCGTTGTGCATCCTGTCTGAAGTATCCCTTCAACTCTACATACATAGTGCCAAGCTTTAAGTCAGGTACGTAGTGACGCTCCA